TGGTGTCTGTCGGCCGGTTGAAGTATGGCGATCTGGTCTGGCGAAAGGACACATTTTACCTCGCCAAACCGGGAGCAAAAGTTTTGGGTCTCAAGGTATTCACGAAGGTCTGTCGACCGAATAGAAAGAGTTGATGAATCTCCGTCGTAGACAGTTTCCGATTGTAGATCCGCAAATCATCAAGTCTGCCCTTCATCCACCAACGGCTAGCGGTGGCTCCTGCGTTGGCCGCTGCTCCAATGAAGGTAGCTTGCGTTGTGTTCGCATTTGCCGCAACAGTGTGGAATAGGGTCGATATCTGACTCCCGTTGATATACAGATCCGCATCAAATGTCGCATCGAGTGTTGCAGCAATATGCCACCATCCGGTCGGATTCAGCGGAGTAATGCCAGTTAACGCCGCGCTCCAAAGGTAATCAAAGACACCTTTAGTGGTAAATTGCACCCCTCCGTCCGTTCGAACAATAAGGGCAAATCCAACGGCATCCGACGGAGATTCCGCAACATCCCAGATTGCCTCATCTCCTGTGGTGAGATTATCTCCGTAGAACCACGACGCTATGGTGAAATCGCTGGTCAAGTTCCCAATCGCGGTATTCGCGGCAACGGTCGCGTATTCTGAGGTTCCATTGAAATTGAGTGACGCGGCTCCAACTCTGGGATCGCCCCAAGTCATGCCGCTGACCAGACTCCCATTGTTGCCATAGCCAGACTGGTCAATGACAGCATTGCCACTGCGCTCATTCATCGGCCAATAGCCCACGAGCCCGTCAGTCAAGCTCATCGGATCTTCTCCGCCACCGAGATCCCGTCACGCGCCCGAACATGCTGGTAGTTATTCATAATCGGGCCTAACACCTCATGGCTGTTGTCGTTATTCGTCATCAACGCCAGCGACGAAATGTCCTGCCAGACAGCGGTGAAGCGCGGGCCGGAGAGCGGAGTCCAGCAGCCACGCCAGTCGGAACCACTGGCAGAAATGAGATTGTCTTTGGACCAAGTCACGCCGCGATCTTTGGAAATCGCGTGGTAGACACTGGCGGTCGTGTCCAAGGTTTCCGAGCCATCCGACTTGCCGACATAGGCTATGTAAATCCAGTCGTTGCGCTGATCGATGAAGACGCTTGGGTAATAGCAATCGTCAATGTTCGTGGCAAGCGCAGTCAGTGAGACAATGGAGCCGGTGCCGTTGATATCGTAGGCGTTGAAGACCCCAGAAGCGTTGTCTCTGAGGCTCCAGGAGGCGAGAATCAAATGCCCATCGGAATGGCGGATCGCGCCAGCGTTCGGATACTGCCCGCTTAGATCGGTGATACCTGACGTCTGAGTCTGGATTGTCGCGGACTCGGAGTTTGTGTTGGCGCTGTCATCGTGCATCTTGAGCGTCAGCGCCGTTGCGCTCGCATCGTAGTAGATAATCCAGGCATCGTTTGGGTCAGCTTCGTTGCCGGGATAGACCCATCCCTGATCGAGCGTGGCTTCTACCAAGTCTGTGCGCGCGCCCCAGGTCACGCCGTTATCGACTGAGCGATACGTCCCATGCTCAGCGCCAGCGTCGATGTCCCAGCAGGCGAGTAGATTCCCGCCGCGCATCTTCGCGCCAGAGACAAACGTTCCACGGCCCGCTACTGCTGACGTTGTAACCAGCACATCGACGGCTGCCAGAAGAAAATCATCAACGGTGCACAAACGGCGGTATTTTATATTGTCGGTAGTAACCCCGAAATACCAAATGTGGACGCAGCGTCCAGTATCTCCTGGTGTCCATTGGTCATACCAGACATCGTAAGCGACTATGGTGTCGTTTCCAGAGATCGCTACCGGAGCCGCCCAAGTGATTCCGCCATCAGTAGTCTTTTTATAGACGAAATCGTTTGAGCCGTCGGTATAGAACAGGTAGCCAATCAGGTTAGTTGTGAAGACTAAGCCGCGCATCCCACGAAGGGTGATGGCAACGGAGGTCACTATCGAGATGTCGGCCATCTACGAAGCCTGTTCACTACGGGACATGCCGTTCCCAACCTTCAAAGCGCGAATGAAGTTAGAAGGCCGACTGACTTTGAGAACTTCAAGAGCTCCGATATCAGGCAATCTAAAAAGATCATCCCCAGAGTAATCAGTAATAAGTCCAACATCGACGCCGGCATTGATGCAGGGAGAACCTGCTTGGAGGTGGAAGTCTGTCGGACTTACGAAGAGTGGATCAGTATTAATTCCTGCCATATCAAATCCGAGTCCCTGCCAAGTCGCCCAAGATCGACTTGCGCCGTTATAGTAAACAGGATTCCCAGAAGGACCGTAAATGCAGTTGTTGTTGATGGTTGCTGCGCTTTGAGTGGGTGAGCGGTAAGCATACGCAGCGGTGTTAGAGTAAACACAATTGTTTTTCAGAATCAGCGCCGTAATATTCTCTTGGATATTGATGTCAGCGTATGTTCCGTTCTTGTAGAAGGAGTTGTTGTAAGCCGTGAGACTCAGAGTTCCAGCCCCTTTATTGGATTCCTCTATAGCTCCCTGGTTATTGTTCGTGCAATTGCCATAGAAAATGTTGCAGTAGGCAAGCACGCCGACATTAATAGCTCCATTCGTTCCAATCTCAATACCAGAGCCTGAATTGCCATAGAACCGATTTCGATAAATGTTAGCCGAAGCCTGTGTTTTTACACCATCACCATAAAGGTTGTCGTGAAAAACGTTGTCATATATCTCTATGGTTGCGGTTGTAGCTTCTGCGTAGATGTTATGACAATGGTTCCCAGTCGGATCAGTTGAACCGTTGGGCGCCACGTTTGAGAAGTCATTTCCGAAGATATTGAAATTATCTAGTTTCGAAATGATATCTGCATAATAGATTGAATCTATTAGAGCAGCCCAACCGTTACCGGTAAAAGTGCTATTACTCACAGTCGCGGTTGTATAAACATAATCACTGAGTATTCCGAAGCCGGCATTGTCGCGAATCGTACAAGCATCAATTGTGGCTGAAGTAGCGGTAGATGATCCGAGTAAATTTATTCCTGCGCCCCTGCCTCGTTCTATCGTGCAATTTTGAATAATAAATCCTGTTACCGTCACAGAGCCGACATGAACGACGGAATCATTCACGTTGTTTCCATCTCGCAGAATCAATTCATCAAAGGTCAAATAGATTTTATTATTCGTGTGAATTGCACTATTTCTAGTCCCTGCCTCAACGCCAGGATTGGTGAAGGCTGTGGCTGGATCACTCGCGGAATAAACATAGAAGACATCTGAAACCCAATACCATTTGCCTGAACCGTTACATTCATCAGCACTGGCAACATGAGTCCCGAGCACTCCATCAAAATAAACTACCTTTGGCTCAGTGGTAAGAGCTATCTGCCAAATAACGTCCGACACTGCTTGGATCGAATAGGAATAACCCGCCGTATCATTCCAATCAAAAGATCCCGCATCACTCATGTCCCAATTGTAAGTAGATCCACCCGATGTGGTAGTGATCGTCACCCCATACTGAGAAGGCGAAACTACTTGCTGTAGACTGGCTGTGTCGAACAATTGAGTAGTTGTAGATGCACTTCCGTTCGTGAATGTGCCTTTGATGTTCACATTTATTGCGATTGCATGGAGTGAATATTGAGTCCAGTCAGCAGGCGCAGCGAATGAACCAGTCGTTGCGTAAAGTATGTACGGAGAGGCTTGTTCTTGTATCCCAATGCTTATATAAGTTCCTGTTCCTTTCTTTGCGTAGATAGATAATTTGTACAATGCTCCAACCGTTGCGGTGGTGATCACCTCTTGAGCAAAGCCATTGCTGGCAGAATTAGTTACCTCCAAACAATTTCCAGATTGCCCGCCAGCCACCGAAGCGATACTAGCATTGGATGTGGTAATGCCTGTAGTATTAGCAAAATCCGTGTTGGTGAACTTCTCGCTACCACTCCGATTAGGCGTAGAGCCAGTTCCCGCCGCCTTTATATATCCACTGATTCGATGTCCAGCTCCGCCGATATGATCTGAAATGGTTATCAAAGCCCCAAGATTCGACGTAAGTGCAGCAGAATCGGTATTGCTAAAATCTACAAAAGCTGCTCCATCGACAAGACTCAGCCATAGATTCGCTTGTGTTACAGACCCATCTATCGTGGAAGAATACTCTGAGTAGCCGGAGTCCTTTAAGTCTGAAGCACTGATAATCGGATCTGCTCCACTCCCATAAGCTCCAAATGTAATTGGATTACCAGAACTGCCAGAACTAGGAACTGTCAACTGTTCACGCCAAACGCAACCCTTCTTAAATAGAATCGAATCTCCAGGAGAGAATGAACCCGCGTTCACTGCTGCGACAGTTGCAAAAGCGGCGTTGGCGCCGCTCGTTGCCTGAGTTGTGCCGTTTCCACCAGTGCTAGCTGTGTCAACGTAGTAGGTTGCCATCAGTTCTTCGATTCGAGCGTGTATTGCAAGCCAATCATCGTCAGAGCGGTAGTCGAGCCGATTCCAGTTACGGAAAGAGCTGTATCTGCGGTCAGATCGCAGGTGGCGACAGCCGGAGTAATCGTGCCGCCACTCATCATTGGGGTTGTTGCTGCGTTTCCAGTCGCACTGGCAATGGTTGTGGCAACGCCTGCATACATGCGGCAACTCCCGTTCGCCATGATCGTACCAGTGGCCCCATTTGAGCGCGTCACCATCTCGACATCGATATCCCAGCCTGCCGCAGTAATCGAGGCGACGGTTGTAATTGCGGCCGTCTTGCAGAGCATCGTCCCTGCGACGCCGCCCCAACGGAATGCAAAGATATGCGTCGGAGTCGATGCGGTTGTCGTCCATTGCCCGAAGACTTTCGCGCGCAGGCAGCGCCCATCCTGCATATAGTTTGCAGGAATGGTGATGTTCGGCATCAGGATTGTCTCTACAGCCGCGGTGCTGACCGTGGCTCCAGAAGCCGTAGCCCAGGCAATCTGCTCCATCCAAAATTGACGACTCATCTTCGGAGACCGCGCCTTCAGTTTTGCGAGTTGCACTTCAAGTGCTTGCCGCTTCTGATGTTCCTTCGCCCATTTCAGTTCAAGCGCGTCAATGCGTGACAGCATCGACTCAAAGCGCTGTCCTTCGAGCCAGTCCTGGTCTACTCCGGTGCCCTTGCATCGACACTGAGAAGTTGAGCGTGTTGGATATCCGCGCTCTCCCAGCGCCAACACTCGGCCTAGTCCCGAGCACCAGTAGCAACGCGGCCCGTGGTCTCCGTAAAGGTTATGTTCCGGGATTATTCTTCGCGTTTTCTGAAGTGATGTCATTGCTTGACTCGCCTCCGTTTTCTACCGGCTGCTCCCAGACTTCTTCTAATAGAGCCACCTGTTTTTTCAAATCTGCCAAGCGTTCCTCGGCTTCGCTGCGCACCATGTCGACCGGGTAGAACCAAGGGTGCTTCTCATCGAACCTGCCTGCTGATTCCATCCGCGCGCCTTCCTCAAACACGTACCAAATTGATTGAACGTTCTGCCCGTGGATCGTCTGCTGCCATCCCGCGAGATAGCAAACTTGAGGAGATCCCCCGACAGACTGCTCAATGCGGCGCCTGAAGATCAAGCGCTGCCCCGGTTCAAGGTGAAACTGCAGGAGCTTGTCGCCCGCTTCGCTGATGAGCGCGAAGGAAGCAAGCCTGCTTCGATCGATTTGCTCTGAGCTATGTTCTACGCCGTCGCCATTGTATTGGCCCAGCGTCGTTCCATCAGTGTAGGTTGCGTGCCATTGCATGTTATTGCTTTAATTGAATTTATGTCTCGTCATATCTCCAGGTAAACGTCTCCGCCGGAGTTGCGCCCGGACCTGCAGTTGTTCCGACCACTATCTGATAGACTAGAAAATCGCCGAAATCTCCCGTGCTCGGGTTGCTGATCGAACCCGTGATCGATTTCGGGCTGCCCGTGGTGAAGCCGAATGGATCGTCTCCGGGTGAAGGAGTGAAGCCGGGATAGTTTGCTACGAGCAATTGCGTTCCTGTGGTTCCCGGTGTCCCTGTCGCTTGCGTGTATCCGGTTGCAAAAGGAACCGACCCAACGATCGCAGTCACGCCCGTTCCGAAGCCATTTGCTCCGTCCGTGTACCACTTGATGTTGTTGATTGTTCCCGCTGGTGAAGTGTCAGCGGAGAGCCGAGTCGTTACCCAGTAGCTGTAATTGCTTCCAGCAGCCGGGATCTGGATCGGGTTGGTTGTGCCTGCGGTTGAATGCGCGTCCTCTGCATTCGCTCGGGTGTTGATTGATGTGATATCCGTCTTGGTCGGGCCTGCACCCGTCCACCTTCTGATTGTCACGGTAGCTGCCATTGTTATTTCACCTCGCTAGTTTTGATTTGTGCTAGATTGATATGCATGAATGAACAACGAAAATCTCAAACCTTCACAGTTGGTCAACTGGCAAACCTCCTCTCGAAACAAGATCAAACGAAGCCAGTATTTTTTTGCGATGCCGTGTTTGTTGGAATCAACAGCATTTATGTGGATGAAACCGATGGAGTAGTGGTGCTCGGAGAGTGTTCACAGCAAAAGCAAGACGAAGCGCACGCCTATCTGAGATCGATAGGCAGCATCAATTTCCCTGCGTCAACCCAACCTCCTGATTGAGATCTGGAGTTCTGCTCGGCACCTCTGGCAATCCAACGCTGTTCTTGAGTGCTCCTTTCTTCATTCCTGCCGTTGGATTAATCGTGTAAAGCTCTTTGAGAGCGTTGGAGCTCATCATGCCCAATCCATCAGGGCGTTGCTCAAGATCAAGCTCCGCGCGCGCTTCATCTGGCAGCATGATTTCGGAATCGACCAGAACCTTGTAAGTCTCCGCCTGCGCTTTGTCGTCTGCTGGATCGATATTGAGCCAGAAGAATTCACACTTCAGGACCAGCGGCTCATTTAGCATCTGAGCGAGCTTTGGAAGAACCCGCTGATTCATCTTCTGCTGAATCATGCGAGCCAGCGTCTTTGGGCCGTCTCGTAGGCTCGAAACGCGTTGCACTTCGGCCGTGGTGCGGTTGACGTCGCGCTCGATGGAGAAATCCAGTGGCTTCAGGTCGAAGGCGTAGCTGACCGTGCGGACTAGCATCTCCTGATAGGCCAGCATCAGCATCGTGTCGCCGCCAGGCTTCATGTCGATAGCTTGAATATCTTCCGGCCAGCCGATGAAGCCAGGAGTAGCGCGGCCCTTGATTTCGTTCTCCCACCAACTGCGAACCAGATTGAGCTGCGTTTGATCCTGCCCCTGAAGGTTCAAGAGCATTGGCGGATAGGCTTCTGAAGCGACGCGCCGCTGATAGCTCGTGATCCCGAGCCATGCCTCCATGATGTCGATGACGGTTTCAAGCGGAGACAATCCAAACGGCGTCCAACTCCGCTTGCGCATCGATAGGTATTCGATTTCACTATCGAGGAATTGCTCGCCCGTGCGCCCGTCGTCCATGAGCTGCATCCAACGCGGCTTTTGTGGGTTCCCATCCCAGTCAAGCTTGTTGGCAAGCGAGAATCCAGGAACGGTTTCCATCGCGAGCAGATTGTTATTTGGAATGAACTTCGGTTTTTCGACGTATTCCCAAGCGCCGGCGTCGAAGACCAGCACATCCTCAACAATCTGCGCTATGAACGATTGCAGGTCGTCATCTGTCGTATTTGGGTTGTCGAAAACCCCGAGGATCTTGTCAATTACTGGCGAGAGTTGCTTCTGGAGTTCTTTGTCTTTCCGATTGATCTTTTTGAGTTGTACGCCGTAGTCAAGACTGGAGACGGCGTTTCGTATAAAGCGAATGGCGCGCGATGGAAGGACGGATTCAGAGAGCGTCTTCAGATCCCTGACGTTGCGCCTGAATTTCCTCTGCTGGAAGGTGCGCCCAGGAGTCGGTGACCATCCCCAAGCTTGCGTTCTGCGCTGCGCCGCTTCAAGGACCTGAGATGGGACAAGCTCCTGGCTTCCGATGCGCTCCAACGACATCAGGCCACGTGCTTCTAGAAGCTCGATCACTTTTTCTCAAACCTTGCCAGCATCGTCTTGCTATGCGCGCCCAAACCGCCAGCGAGCGTCAGAACAAGATCAAGAGCGAGATAAAGCGGCCAGCCAACGCCCATCAACCCGAGCCACGGAGCAGAACTTTTCTTCTCCGCTTCTTTTTGGCTCTTGGGAACAAGCGTCATGACGTAGACGAGGGAGAATACTTGGCCCGTTAGAAGGTAAATCAGCCCAAACCAGAGCCATTGATAGATTGTCATGTGAAGAAAAACACCTTTCGCTGTTGCAGCCGGATCAGCGCCTGGCTCGTAGAGTCGATCTGATCCCAGTAATCACCGTGCGGCGCCGCTGCCCACTCTTCGATATAGTCATTCACCCATGGCGCGATGGCTGGGTGCGGCAAATAAACGTTGCCGGATTCAATAGCAGGCAAAACCGCCTGAGCTCGCGCTTCCTTGCCGCCTTGTGGCTCTACTTCAACGATCCCGCCGATCTCGTGGCGTAAAGCTGAAATTACGGCCGGCCCGTTCGCTTTGTCCTCGACTAGCTTCTGCAGCGCATCAGGCCAACGCTTCGTCAAGTTGCGTACCGCTTCAAGAGTCGCTGAGAAATCAATCTGTCGGCGGTCCTGATCCATCAAGAATCTGTCGGCGCCCTTGCTCCCCCAGACCTGGCCCACGACGAAGGAGCCGCTCGGGTCATCTTTGAACGCCATGTCCCAGGACTGAATCAGCGAATCGAAATGCGGCTTGCTGCTCCCATTCTCTCCCTGCGTCGGTAATGGGCTGCAATGCGAGGTGACGAATGTCCCATCAGCGAGTTGGAATGGTGGAGGCGGTGGTAGTGGATTTCCCGGGTAATACCAGAACCTCCACCAATGACGCTTGGCTAGTCCGCCCTCCTGTGGAGATGGATTTTGCTGGTGTTGGCCGGCGAATTTGTAAGACCCGAGGCTAATCTTCTGCGAGTCGATGTATTCCTGCTTGAAGCGCTTCGGAAACAGGAGCTCGCTGCGTTCCGTGCGTGGATCCGAAAACCCTATCGACGTTGAGCACTTCCGCTCTGGAATGAATTCAGTGGGAAGCGAGAGAACTTCGTAACCACCCTGTTCGATTAGGTGCCCCGTCAAATCTTGGTGGTGAACGCGCTGCATGATAAGAACATGTGCCGACTTCTCAGGATCAACCACCGAAGCCGACATAACACCGTCCCACCAATCGAGCACAGCCTGGCGTTGAATGTCGCTCTGAACCTCCATCGGGTCGTGCGGGTCATCCGCCACAACAAAATCTCCACCTTGTCCAATAGCCGAAGCGCCAACTGAGCGGCAGAGGCGGAAACCTTTCTTGTCATTCTCAAAGTAGGTTTTCTGGTTTTGGTCGGAGGTGAGAGTGAACTTGTTGCCCCAGAGCGACTTGTACCAATTCGACTCAACAATCTGGCGACAGTGCCGGGAGTCTCTGACGCAAAGGTTCAGAGAGTGTGAGCCGAATAGCCAGCGCGCTTCCGGGTTCCGCGTCCACTCCCAGGCCGGCCAGAAGACTGAGACCGACTGGCTTTTGAGGTGACGTCTTGGAATGTTGATGATGAGCTTTCGGAGCTGGCCCTTGCTGACGGCTTCCAAGTGATCCGCGACACAGTCAATATGCCAGTTCCAAACCAGCCGACGGCCGGGCTCGATCAGCTTCCATGCCTGCCGGATGAAGTCCCGGAGGCTGCCATCACATAACAGTCTGTCCAGAGCCGCTAGCTGCTCCTTGTTCAAGGAATGCAGCCAGGAGTCTATTTCTTCGGTCGTCTTCGGTAAGGAAAGGCCCGTAGGTGTTGCCATCAGCGTCCAAAACAGAAATCTTCTTTGCTGCGTTTAGCCCAAGCAGTTCGCAGCGCATGTGGCTGCATTTCAACATGCCATCAAGGAAACGCGGATCGCCAGCTTGATCTTCTTCCCGGCTGCCATCTTCGATCATGTTCTCGCGTTCACTGGCGCGCGTCTTGCTGCTCCGGATTCTGCGCGATTGCTGCGAGCGTTCCCAACCTGCCCAAAACTCAGCTTCTATCCGGTCAATCTTGGCAAGTTCCTGAGCTTTCGCCTCATCGAAGTCGCGCAGAGAAGATTCAAGCCATCGTTGGCGAACGATCTTCAAGTCATAACAGATTTGAGGTTGCCCGACGCCAAGCTCTTTGCCAATCTTCCATTGCGGAAGACCTTGAAGATAGAGCCGTGCTACATCAGCAAGCCGTTGCTCCCGTTGATCTGCGTTTTCTGTGACTGGTGCGGCCATAATCAACTCACATGGACAATTAACTTTTGAGTGCCTGAAAACCCGCGTCAGGTCGTTTTTGCGTTGACACTGCTTCCACCTATCCCCCTTAATAATCCCCCAGAGAACAGGTTCATCACGATCAAAAGAGAACAAGCGAACGCAGTGAGCGCCAAATGGCGAGGCAAGACTCGTTCTTCCTTACTATTGCTGTTCCCACTTCGGAGATGTATGATGAAACCACTTCTACGAAGAGGAGGCGTTAAACTCAATGCCAAAATTCATGTTGGCAAGTGAAGCTGCAAGAGTGCTAGGCATTTCTCCAGACATGGTCGTTCTGCATGAGAAGAATGGGAAACTGCCGTGCCAGAAAACAGTCGGTGGAGTTCGCTTATTCGACAGCCGCGACGTTGAGGAATTCTTAGCTAAACGGCAAGCGGCCAAGAAGAAAAAAGCTCAGAAATAACCTATCCCGCCGCCCTCGCTACCTTGTTGCCTTCAATAAGCGATTTCTGACGCATCCCCAAGACGCCCATTCTTTCAGTGATCTTCTCAACCATCTGTTCGCAAACCTGCCGCTCATGCTGCCAGAACGTGAGTTTCAGTTCCAGGTCTCCAATCGCGCGCGTCAACTCCTTGAATTCCACTAGGTCATCCTCGCTCATGGCTTGGCCGGATAGCTCGGGTTCGCTGCTCCAGATATTCACGAACCAGCACAGCATAAGGTTTTACGTGGCACAATCTTAGGCATCGAACCAAGACGTGCACCGCTTCGGGTGGTGCTGGTAGATCGGGATCATCTGGTCTCCGATATATTCGATAATCGTTGTGCGCGAGCCTTGGCCGAGCTGGTAGCGTGGCGCCAGAAGCGAGCGAGCCGCTGAGTGATCCACTACCAGGCGGAGCCGGATCTTGCGACGCTTGCCGTCGATGATGGCAGCTCTGTGTTCAAGCAGGTTCAGGGCCTGCTCTTCGTCAACCATGCGGAAGTGTGCGCCCTCGGCATCATAAACCGAATAGAGTGTCAAAATTGTTTTTAGGGAAAGGGAATCCGGAGGATAGGGTTTTCCGGGCAGCTTACGGCCGCCAGTCGTTTTTATCAGGTCCGGCCACCTGAGGGGGAGTCAATATCTCGCCCAGAGTTGTGTATCTGAGCGCAAGAGTACACACAATGTCTTGCGTGTTGCAAGCCAATATTTACTACAGGTAGGGTTTTAGGCAGTAAAACTGAGGATTATTTCATTTCACCCACTCCATTGGAACCCAGCCGGCCTTGCCCAGATGCGGGCCTTCCAACACCCTCACCTTTCGCAGAGTGAAGGTGGTATCGAGTACCAGGATCTTTGTTTTTGAGTCGACCGGAAAGGCCCGACCTTCAGCCATCACCTGAAAGATCCCCATCTTGTCGCCGGCAATCCTGGCTTTAGAGAGATCCTCAAGCGCTGCCTCGGTCGTTGCCAGCATGACCATGGGCCCACCATTGTCGACAACCGCATTCTGCCCAACCATCTTGACCGGAGGAATGTAGCTCCCACTCGGATGGTAGAAGGCCAACACCGCGCACCAGGCATACAAGCAGAGGCCAGCGGCAATGAACCCGAGGACCACGTTCTGAGCTGTTTTTTTCTTATTTGGCACTTGCTAATTACCGCGGCGTTGAAATATGCTTTTTGACATTGCTGAAAAATGGATCTACCTAGCCAATAATTCAAAGCAGTTTGTAGAGTTTGTCTGAAAGTCGCTGGACCCGCCGCTTGCTAGGCGCTGATCGGATGCTTTCGTGTGGGGGTTTTCGGCTTGTCGTGGTTCTCTTTTTTTGCCGGTAAGATCCCGGCTTTTTTCTTCATTCTCGCTAACTCTGCCAACTGAGCTAAACCGTTTTCGGCAATCGCTCCGGCTCCTCCAGGGTCTATTCTCAAGATTTCCAGCAGCTGCTCCACTAGCGATTTCTCGAAATCGGATCTCAGCTCAATTTCTGATGACCAATCCTTTGCCTTCGTTCTGGGACCTGGGCTGAACCGCTCAAATAGAGCTATAAATTCATCTCGTCGCGTTACCTTGTCGAAGATTTCCCTCGGGTCGACTCCCAGATAGCTCGCCAGCCGCAAACAGGTCTCGTATTCCGGCTCAGACCTGCCATCCATCCACCGACTGATCGCGGCTTCGCTCACTTTCATCGTACGCGAGGCTTTTGCCTGCGTCCCGCCTTTTGCCGCAAGTCTTTCTTTCAAAAAGTCTTTTAGTTCCATAGATAGACAAATTGTCTGGCTTAGAACTTGATTATTGCAAGCAAAATGAACGTTCATTGCATTTTTTCCTTGACATCGGTAAGGGAACGTTTATACTTGCTACATGGAACAAGTTGCTGACATTTTGAAGCAGTTCAGGCTTGAGAGGGATTGGACCTTTGAGCGGCTATCTGTCTATACCGGCGTGAACGTAGCGACGCTCTGCAGGGTCGAACGAAAACAGAACGTCCCGAATGCGCGAACGCTTTACAAGCTTCGGAAATCAATCCCAGCAATTGATCTCGCGCTTGAAGAACGGGAACGACAAGTTCATGCCTAAGGAATCCATATGGACGAGAAGCTATGGACTACTTGCAGCTTCCGCTTGCACGAAGACGAGAAAGTGGCCCTTCAGATCTTGGCCGAGCGGCTTATTACTACTCCATCCCGTCTCGTTCGCTTCGCAGTTTGTT